TTTTTGAAAGTTCCAGCTATCGTTGGGTGGTCAGTAGCACATAGCTCCTTACCATCACCACCAGCAAATGAAGAACTGAATGCATTGTTTAATACATTCGCAGCTTTTACTTGCTTAGTGTTTGCCATCGATCTCGCTAAAGCTTTTGTGTATCTAGAAGCTAGTCTATCGTAAAGATTGTCTTCGATAGCTTCTTCTGTGATCGCAAATGCTAACGCGATTGTTTCGTGCGAATATCTAGCTGTGAAAGTTTCTTGTGCATTGTCAAAAGTCACTCCAGAACCTTCTGGTTTAACTTGAGCTTGCGCGAAACCAGATAACATTACTTCTTCTTCAAAAGCTCTGTCACTGTTTTCTGTGTCGAAAATTTCAGCATGCTGATTTTCGTATCTTTTATATTCCAGGCCGAATAGTGCATTCAATCCTGGCTCTAGTTCTTTAACTAGTTGTCCTCTTGATATTGCCATAATATTATACTCCTATCCTATTATATGCCTGCTTCTTGTTTTAAGAAGTGCTCGTTGATTGTTACAACAAAGTTTACATTAGCAGAAGTTAGATCATTATTGTCTGGATCTTTAGAAACACCAATGATCTTTAATTGACCATCAGAAGTTGCTAAGTCTCCATTATCTAGTTCTACTTTTGAAACAAAGTTGGGTGAACTTCCAGCTGTGTACTCGATATTAGCTACATTACCAATATCAGTTTGCTCAGAAGCTCCTGCGTTGTTTGATTGTACTTCAAATCTTTCGTACGGGTCATCAGCTATGAATCCAACAATGTCTGTTGCAGTGTTAGATGCTTTAAGGTGATTAGCGAACGTCGGCTTTGAAGTGGAAGCGTCGGTGAAAAAGACACCTGTAAGTGCGCCTAATAAAACATCGCCTGCCGCTGCAACACCAATTGTACCAGTCGCCAGCATTTTCACTGGGTCATTTTGGTAAATCGCTGTAGCCGAAGCTGCGATATCGTATTCAGACAAACCTTGGTTGTCTCTGTTCTGACCAACTTTTCCGATTGCTTTCAGTCCGAAAGCAGCGTCTTTGTTTGCCATAGTTTTTCTCCTTTTGCAAAATCACTTCAACGTGATCTTGCGGTTAACATTAATGTGTTTTTGATATCACAAAGAAATTATTTCTTCGTACCACCAAAAGTTACACGAGTCTGCCTCTCAGCATTGATCGGCATACTTGAATGTTGTTCCTTCATGAGATCGTTGTTTACCGCGTCGTCTCGATCTTGTGTTTGCTTAGCAAAGTAAGCTTCTCGAGCTTTTGCAACCTCTTCCGGTATCCTAGCCAACACTAGGCCACCAACTCCGATTACTCCTGCGTATTTACCTTCTTTTAAGCTTGGATAATCATGATCAGGATATTGATCAGCTCTCACTAATTCCCATCCGGATCTAATTTTACCTGACATGTTTTTGGTATCATCGAAACCTAAAACTTCAGTTCTTATCCA